TCCGCGCCGGTGCTCCGCCAAAATCACGCCACGTTCCTCGCCGTTGAGGTGCTTGTATCGTTTGTCCATTGCAACATCCTATGCCCTGAGGGCCGTGGGTGTTGCACTTGAAACTTGAGCCTAAGGTATTCCACCCATTCCGGCCTGTCTCGCGGGGCCATCCAGAAGGCGCGCCGCGCCAGTCGGCTGGTGGTTTACAGCGACGGGTCGATCAACGCCGCCGCGTCCGATGTGCGCCGCGCCGACATGACCGATCCGGACCAGCAGCGCCGGAGTACCGGTGGCGACAGCGGCTTTTCGGGGCCAGCGGACAGCTCGTCCTATCTGAAGGCCCGCACCGCGCTGACCGTCTACCAGGCGCAGGACAAGCAGCTTGGCATCCAGAAGAAGAAGGGCACGTTGGTCGACCGCGCCCGGGCTGAGGCACTGGTGTTTCGCCTCGCGCGGCAGGAACGCGACACATGGGTAACGTGGCCCAGCAGGGTGGCGGCGCTGATGGCGGCCGAAGTGGCTTTGGGAGTCGAAAAACAAACCGGAACACCGGTGATCATTGAGGCCGCGATCCTGCAGAGGGTGCTGGAAACCCATGTCAGACAGCACCTCGACGCCCTTGCCGACCTCCGGGTCAGCCTCGGATAACGATGACCTGACCGCAGACCTCGATCTGGGGTTTGATGGGGCCGAGGATATCTTGCGCAGCTGGCGCAAAGGCATGCGCCCGGATCCTGATCTGACGGTGTCGGAATGGGCGGATGCGCATCGCTGGCTGTCGTCGCGTGCTGCGGCCGAACCGGGCAGGTATCGTACGGCCCGCGCGCCATACCTGCGTGAGATCATGGACGCCCTGTCGCCTCGCCACCCGGCACAGCGGATCAGTTTCATGAAAGCGGCGCAGGTTGGGGCGACCGAAGCTGGCAACAACTGGATCGGCTTCGTAATCCACCACGCGCCGGGTCCGATGTTGGCAGTATTGCCCACGGTGGAAATGGCCAAGCGCACCTCGCGCGGGCGGTTGGACCCCTTGATCTCGGAAAGCCCGGTGCTGCGTGCACTGGTCAATCCGGCCCGGTCGCGCGATGCGGGCAACTCGATGCTGTCGAAGGAATTCCAAGGCGGCATTCTGGTGCTGACCGGGGCCAACTCTGCCACCGGCCTGCGTTCGATGCCCGCGCGGTACATCTTTCTCGACGAGGTGGACGCTTATCCGGCCTCTGCCGACGAGGAAGGCGACCCGGTCACTTTGGCCGAAGCGCGCACCACGACCTTCTCGCATCGCCGCAAGGTGTTCATGGTCTCAACGCCAACAATCCGGGGTCTGAGCCGGATCGAGCGCGAGTTCGAGGCATCGGACCAGCGCCGGTATTTTGTGCCCTGCCCACATTGCGGCGCGATGCAGTGGCTGCAGTTTGAGAGGATGCGCTGGGACAAGGGACGCCCTGATACCGCCGCCTATTATTGCGAGGGTTGCGAAAAGCCCATCGCCGAGCATCACAAGACGCAGATGCTGGCGGCAGGAGAGTGGCGGGCGACGGCGACCTCAGTTGATCCGCATTCCATCGGCTTTCACATCTCGGCGCTCTATTCGCCGCTGGGCTGGAAGAGCTGGCAGCAGATCGCACGGGACTGGCTTGCGGCACAGGGTTCAGAAGAGATGTTGCGCGCCGCGCGCAACACGCTGCTGGGTGAGACGTGGGTCGAAAGTGGAGATGCACCGGAATGGCAGCGGCTGGCGGAACGGCGCGAAGCGTTCGGGTCGCAAATTCCCGAGGGCGGGTTGTTCCTGACCGCTGGTGTCGATGTGCAGAAAGATCGCATCGAAGTCGACGTCTGGGCTTGGGGGCGTGGCCTAGAAAGCTGGCTGGTCGATCACATCGTCATCGCCGGTGGACCTGACAATCCAGCCTGTTGGGACAAGCTGACGGCCCTGCTTGGTCGGACATGGGCATGTGCCAATGGCGCAGTGATGGTGATCGGCAAGCTGGCGATCGACACCGGTTATGAGGCCCCGGCGGTTTACGCATGGGCAAGAAAACAGGGGTTTGACCAAGTTTCGCCGATCAAGGGCCTGGAAGGGTTCAACCGCGCCACGCCGGTGTCGGGTCCGACCTTTGTCGACGCCACCATCGGCGGCAAACGCTTGCGCCGCGGCGCGCGGTTGTGGTCCGTGGCCACGGCGACGTTCAAGACCGAAACCTACCGCTTCCTGCGGTTGGAACGGCCCTCGGACGAGGACCGGGCGCTGGGCGTCTGTGATGCCCCCGGCACCGTGCATCTGCCCGACTGGATCGACACCGAATGGCTGAAGCAACTGGTGGCCGAACAGCTCGTCACCGTGCGCAACAAGCGCGGTTACAGCCACCCCGAATGGCAGAAAATGCGCGAACGCAACGAGGCGCTGGACGCCCGCGTCTATGCCCGAGCGGCGGCCTGGATTATGGGCGCCGACCGCTGGGACGAGGCGACATGGCGGCGGCTGGAAGCGCAGGCCGGAGTGGAAACACGCCCGGCATCGGAACCGGTAATGCCGGTTGAACCCGCGGCACCTGCCCCGCCCAAGGCAGGGACACCGACCACGCCACGGCGCAAGCGTCGGGCTTACACACCGAACTTCATGAGGGACTGAGATGGATCTGGAACGGATGCGCGCGCTTTTGGCAGCACTTCAGGAGGCCCGTTACGCAGGCGTCCGCTCGGTCAGCTATGACGGCAAATCGATCAACTATGGCTCGGACGCAGAACTGGCGAACGCCATCAGCGATCTGGAAACTCGGATTGCCACAGCCACCTCCGGCGCGCCACGTCGCCGTCGCTGGGGCACGGTCGCCTCGAAGGGTCTGTGATGGCGTTCGAGGCCTTTCGCCAGCGCATCGGCTCGATCATCGGCGGGTTTGATGCCGCACAGGCCCATCGCCGCCTGCGCGGGTTCCGCGCCAGCCGTGCTCATGTGAACACGCTGATCGCAGCTTCAGGCGACACGATCACCGCCCGGGCGCGCTGGCTGGTCCGGAACAACGGTTATGCCGCAAATGCGGTGGAGAGTTTCGCCAGCAATGTCGTCGGCGATGGCATCAAGCCGTCGTCAACCATCGCCGACGCAGTCAAGAAGGAAGAGCTGCAAGCATTGTGGTTGGCTTGGACAGACGATGCAGATGCCGAGGGCCTGACTGATTTCTACGGGCTTCAGCGTCGGGCGGCACGCGAGGTGTTTCTGTCGGGCGAGGTCTTCATCCGCATCCGCCCGCGCCGGGCCGAGGATGGTCTGTCGGTTCCCCTTCAGTTGCAGATGCTGCCCGCCGAGATGCTTCCCCTCGACATGAACCGGACCGTGCCCGGCGCAGGGCTGATTCGGCAGGGCATCGAGTTCGACGGCATCGGTCGCCGCGTGGCCTATCACTTCCTGCGCCGCCATCCGGGCGACCTGACCGAGCCGGGGCTTGCGGGCGAAACCGTCCGTGTCCCCGCCGGTGATGTCATCCATGTGCTGGACCCGGTGGAAGCTGGCCAGCTGCGCGGCGTGTCGCGGTTTGCCGCTGCTATCGTCAAGCTGTTCACGCTGGACCTTTATGACGACGCCGAACTGGAGCGGAAAAAGATCGCGGCAATGTTTGCGATGTTCATCACCTCGCCCGCCCCGGAAACGCCTCTGGAACCAACCGAGGAAGATCTGGAGGTCGAACCCGGCCAGGTGGTGCGCCTCGATCCGGGCGAGGATGTCTCGACCCCGGCAACTCCGGATTCCGGTGGCACGTACGAGCTGTTCCAATACCGAACCTTGCTGCAGATCGCCGCCGCGCTGGGCGTGCCATATGGCTATCTGACCGGTGACACGGCGAAAGGGAACTTCTCCAACACGCGAATATCCCTGATCGAATTCCGTCGCCGTATCTCCGCTTGGCAGCATGGCGTGTTGGTCTATCAGCTTTGCCGCGCGGTCTGGGTGCGCTGGATGGACACGGCCGTGCTGTCGGGTGCGCTGGACCTGCCCGGCTATGACAGCCAGCGCCGCCAATATCTGGCCTGCGCCTGGCTGCCGACGAAATGGGATTGGATCGACCCGATGAAGGACGCCTCGGCCGAGATCCTGCAGATCGAAGCCGGGCTGAAATCTCGCACGCAAGCGCTGGCCGAGCGCGGCTACGACGCCGAACAGGTCGACCGGGAGATCGCGGCAGAGCGGAAGAGGGAGGCGGCGCTGGGCCTCGACTTCCGCCGCCCGGGGTCACCCGCACAGGGGCCGGGTGAAGGCACCGCGAAAAATGCAGATCAGGACAGCGCCAAAGACGACGAGGCCGACGACACCGCCGATGAAAAACCCGACCCCATGGAGGGCGCATGATGCACCACGCGCTAATCGCACAGCGCGCTTTCAACACACCGCTGATGGTCGACCCGGCCAAGGCGCTGGCATTCCTTTCCGGACTTGGCCCACGCATCACCGGGCAGGAAATCACCTTCCAGGGGCTGGAGGTCGACAGCGTCGATCAGGCCACGGCCGCCCTTCCCGCCCGGGCCTCGCTGTTCGGAAATGATCTCGCCCAACGCCACCAGCGCAATGGCACCCAACCTTTTGCAGTGGTGGATGGCATCGCGGTGATCGAAATCGCGGGCACACTTGTGCACCGTGGCGCATGGATCGGGCAATCCTCGGGGCTGACGTCTTATGAGGGGATCGCCGCCCAGCTGCAGGCGGCCTTGGCCGATCCCGGCGTGCGTGGCATCGCACTGGACATCGACAGCTTCGGTGGCGAGGTGGCCGGGGCGTTCGATCTGGCGGATCGCATTCGCGCCGCCCGGGCGCAGAAACCCGTCCACGCCTTCGTCGCCGAGCATGCTCTGTCTGCTGGCTATGTCCTGGCCTCTCAGGCCGACCGGATCATCCTGCCGCGCACCGGAGCTGTCGGCAGCATTGGCGTCGTGGCACTGCACACCGACATGAGCGGGGCGCTGGATCAGAAGGGGATCGCGGTCACGCTGATCCACGCAGGATCGCACAAGATCGACGCCAACCCGTATCAGCCTCTGCCGGAAGCCATCCATGACCAGATGCAGCGCGAGTTGGAGGTCGTTCGCTTCCTCTTCGCGGAAACTGTCGCCGCCGGTCGTGGCGAACGTCTGACGCAGACAGCGGCGCTGGCAACCGAAGCCGCCGTATTTCGCGGCACCGAGGCCATCGCCGCCGGTCTGGCAGACGAACTCGCCGATCCCGTCACCGCCTTCCGCACCTTCGCCGCCGCACCCCGCGGCACAACTTCCCCCAGCAGAAAGGGTCCACAGATGACCACCACACCCTCCGACAATCCGAACCCGGCACCAGTTGCCGCTCCTCCTGCCGCAATGCCAGCGGTCGCGGCAGCGCCAGAGCTACCCGCTGCGACGGCCAATGCTTCGCCCACTGCCATGACCGCAGACGCCATTCGCGCCGAGGCCGCTGAGGTGGCGCAAGTATGCGCGCAGGCCGCACGGCTGGGCGTGTCCATCGACGCGGCGGACGCCGTCACGCGCGGTTTGAAACCCGAGGCCCTGCGCGCCCGCGTACTGGCCGATCTTGCCGCGCGCAGCGACGCGGCTGGCATCATCGCCACCGCCCCGGCCGCTGCAGCCAAGGAAAGCCCCATCGTGGCGGCCGCCAAGAAGACTGCGACCGACGCCAAGCGCTGAACCAGCGCGCACTTCGACCACCTTCCCCATCCCCCAAACCATGGAGACTGACCAATGCCCGTCCTGACGGAACCGCCCAGCATGGGCGATGTCCTCAAATATGAGGTCAACCCGAACTACACCCGCGAGGTGATTACGCTGCTGATCGGCACCAACTATCCCTCCGGCGCCGTCCTCGGTCGCATCACCGCCAGCGGCAAATACACGCTGTCGGCCGCGACCGGTGCCGATGGCGCGCAGGTCGCCGTCGCGGTCCTGCTCTATCCCGTGAACGCCACACTCGCGGACGCCGTCGGCATCGTGCTGGTCCGTGGCCCCTCGATCGTGTCGCGGGCGGGCCTTGCCTACGAGGGCACCGTCAACGACGCAGCCAAGATCAACGCCAAGATCGCCCAACTCGCCGCAGTGGGCATCATCGTCCGCGACGGCGTCTGATCCCCCTTCATCCCCGGAGCACCCCATGACCCTTGTCCGCAATCCCTTTGACGCTGGCGGCTACTCGCTGGCCGAGATGACGCAGGCCATCAATATCCTGCCCAACCTCTACACTCGCCTTGGCCAGATTGGCCTGTTCCGCTTCGAGGGCGTCAGCCAGCGGTCGGTGATCATCGAGCAATACGAGGGCGTGCTGAACCTGCTGCCCTCCGTCCCGTTGGGCGGCCCCGCCACCGTCGGCACGCGGGAAGGCCGATCGATGCGGTCTTTCGCCCTGCCATGGATCCCACATGACGACGTGATCTTGCCCGGTGATATCCAAGGCCAACCGGCGCTGGGCGTGTTCGATGGTGCCGACCCACTGGTCGAGGTGATGAACCGCAAGCTGCAGTTGATGCGCCGCAAGCACGCCCAGACCCGCGAATACATGGAGATGAACGCGCTGCGCGGCATTGTCAAAGACGGCGCTGGCACCACGCTCTACAACTACTTCACCGAGTTTGGTCTCGCGCAAATCTCGGTGGACTTCGTGCTGGGCACGGCTGGCACCAATGTTCAGGGCAAGGTGCGCGAAGTCCTGCGCGCCATGGAAGACAACCTGCTGGGCGAAAGCATGAGTGATGTGCATGCCCTCGTCAGCCGGGAATTCTTCGACAAGCTGATCGCGCATCCCAAGACGGAAGAGGCCTACAAGTTCTATGCCGCCACGGGCGCGCAGCCCCTGCGCCAAGATGTGCGGCGCAACTTCCCCTTCGCGGGCATCGTGTTCGAAGAATACAGCGGGACGGTGACACTTTCCACCAAAGCCACCGAACGGCTGGTCCCAGCCAGCGAGGGCATCGCTTTCCCCTTGGGCACCATGGACACCTTTACCACCTATGGCGGCCCAGCCAACCTGCTGGAGGCGGCCAACACCATGGGCCTGCCGCTCTATGCGCGCCAGCACCTCGACGAAAAAGGGCGCTGGATCGACCTGATGACGGAGGCCTCGATCCTGCCAGTGAACAAGCGGCCGCGCATCGCGATCCGCATTCACACCTCGAACTGACGGGTCCACCATGAACGTCTTTGTTGCCGCCATGGACCGCATCTATGCCAACCCGTCCATGGCGGTGGCGGCCCTGTGGATTTCTGCAACCACGTCAGAGGAAACGCCAATCCGTGTCATCCGCCGCGCCCCGGACCGCGTCACCGAATTCGGGGCGGCGCGCTTCGTCAGCGACACCCTGATGGTGGACGTGCGCATCGCAGACCTGCCGGGGCCCCGCCCAAACGATCTGATCGTGGTCGGGGCCGACAGCTTCACCATTCAGGGCGAGCCGGTGCGCGACCGCGAACGCCTGATCTGGTCGCTGGACCTGCGGCCAACATGAGGCTCAGGATCGAGATCAATCCCGACTTGGTCGCCCTGATGCAGGCTGAGATTGCCGCCGGTGAAAAGGCAGTGTCGGCCGCCATGCGCGAAGCTGGCACCGGTCTCAAATCCGCCTGGCGGACGCAGATCACCGGCGCTGGGCTAGGCACCCGACTTGGAAACAGCATCCGCCTCGCCAGTTTCCCCAAATCTGGCGACAGCCTGAATGCGGCGGCGCTGGTCTGGTCGAACGCGCCGGTGATCATCGGCGCGCATGACACCGGGCCACTGATCCGGTCCAAGAACGGGTTCTGGCTTGCGATCCCGACTGCGGCAGCAGGCAAAAGTAGCAAAGGCGGCCGTATCACACCCAGCGAATGGGAACGCCGCACAGGGTTGCGCCTGCGTTTCATCTATCGCCGCCGGGGGCCAAGCCTGCTGGTGGCTGAAGGGCGGCTGAACACGAAAGGTCGTGCTGTGGCGTCCAAGTCCAAGACCGGTCGCGGGGTGGCGACTGTCCCGATCTTCCTGCTGGTGCCGCAGGTCAAGCTTCGCAAGCGGCTGGATCTGGCGCGGGATGCGGAACGGGCCATCGATGGCGTACCGGGGCGGATCGTAGCGGGGTGGGTGACAAATTCGTACAGGGTCTGATGCTGGATTGGCGATGTTCGCTTGATGGTTGAATTGTGCATCGCTAGCCTGATCCTGAAGTGACCTTATTTCGGAGCAGCCAATGTCGTTGAGACCATTTGTTTTCGCTATTGCACTGGCTGCGGCCGTTCCGGCCTTTGCGCAAGATGCATCGCTTCCGACGGAATTGGCTGATATCGAGCGACAGCTGACAGAGATCGAAGCTCAGGCGGCGCGCTACGATGGTGGCCTGACCCTTACCCTGCTCGATGCGCGCCGGGAAGCACTTCTCTTCGCAAGGACGTTGGTCGAGAACAGGATCAATGCGGAAGCGGGTGCTGCGACAGTTGAAGTAACTGTCCCGGCGGTCCAGCCTGACGAAGCGCGGGCGGCACAGATTCTTGAAGAAATGGCGGCCGTTAAACAGCGCATCGAAGAGGCTGAACGCGAAGCTGCATCCGGCGGCGGGCTGATCCAAGCACTCGCACTCAGCCGCGCCGAAACCGAAAAGCTCACATTGGCACAATTGCAGATGGGCTATCTGCAGGCGAAATACGGGATCGCGTTTCCCGTCATGCTACCTCAGCCCGCGACTTCGGCACCGGCAGCTGCGCCAGCGGTAGACGCCGCGACGCCGCCGGAGGGGACCGCACAAACAGTCGCTTGGGCGGATTCACGGTTTCCAGCCATCGACTATACTCTAGCCCCGTTCGAACAGGCCAATCGGGATGGGCACCGGATTTCGGGCTGGTGGACCATTGAGTCGTCGCGGGCAGCTGTGGACGACAGCCCGCAGATCATTGCGCTGAACCATTCGCAATTTCAGGCCAACAATTTTATGGGCCAGACAGCCCTTGTCGCGCGCTGCATCGAAGGCAAGACAGCGTTGGTCTTCGTCCAGGACGACTTCCTGATGAACGACTTCCAGCGCAATTCCTTTGAAATGACGCTCCGCATTGATGATGAGCCATCGCAACAGGCGCGATGGAACAGTCTGACCACCAATAAAGGGGCTGGCCTCTTTGGACCTGAGGCAGAAACCTTCATCCGCTCGATCTACGACGCAAAGCGTCTCTTCCTTCGGCTTGTCGAGTCCAATGGCCAGCAGCATGACGCACAGTTCGATCTCGCAGGATCGCAGGATGCAATCGAAGCGGTTGCAGGCGCTTGCGGATGGACGACGCTGTCACTGTCCACAGACGACTACCGTGCCATTCAGACCCTCTTGAACGCTGGGGGTTTCGATGTCGGAACTCCTGACGGACAATGGGGGCCAGCATCACAAACTGCCATGCGCGCCTATCAAGCTTAGGTTGGACTCCCCGAGACTGGGGCACCTGATCGGGCGACGCTGGAAAGGCTCGGCGTCAATCAGTGATGGCTGGCAAGGCGGGTAGGTCGTTCGACATCGTCTTCTACGTCAGCCTCACCGAAAACTGACAAGATCAAAGGCAGAACCGTGCCCACCACTCGCGAAACCGTCCTTAACGCGCTACACGCGCGGCTGCAGCCGCTTGCTGCTCTCGCCTTGCGTGACGAGGTGCTGCCCGAGCGAATCCCCGCAGCAGGGCTAATCATCCTTCGCGATGGCCAGCCGGGCGAACCAGAGGTTACGCTGTCGCCCCTTCGCTATCACTACCAGCACCGCGCCGAACTGGAGGTCGTCGTCCAGGCCCCGAATGGCCGGGCCAGCGCCTTTGACACCCTGATCACCGCCATCGGCACCGCGCTGGAAGCCGACCGCACCCTTGGCAGTCTCTGCGACTGGGTCGAACCCGAAGCCCCGGCCTCGGTCGATCTGCCCATCGAGGGCGCGGCGGCGCTGAAGGCGGCGGTGATCATCGTCGTTCTGCACTACACCACGACCGGCCCTCTGGCCTGACACCCCCACATAAAGGAGACCCCCATGGCACGTGCGCAAGGCGCGCGGGCGCAGATGGCGCTTGCGTATGAGACGGTTTACGGCACCCCGCCGGTGAGTGGGTTCCGGTTGATGCCCTTCGCCCGGACGACGCTTGGCTCGGAACAGCCGCTGCTGGAATCCGAACTCTTGGGCTATGGCCGCGATCCGCTGGCCCCGATCAAAGACGCGGTCACCGCCGATGGCGAGGTGGTGATCCCCATCGACGTCGAGGCCTTTGGGTTCTGGCTGAAGGCGGCGTTTGGCCAGCCGGTCACCAGCGGCACCACGCCGAAGACCCACACCTTCCAGTCGGGCAACTGGACCCTGCCCAGTATGGCGATTGAAACCGCCATGCCCGAAGTGCCCCGCTTCGCGATGTATTCCGGCTGCGTGCTGGATCAGCTGACCTGGCAGATGCAGCGTTCCGGATTGCTGACGGCGACTGCGCGGCTGGTCGCCCAAGGCGAAACCATCGCCGCCGCGACTGCGGCTGGCACGCCCACCGCGCTGGGCTTACAGCGCTTCGGCCATTTCAACGGCACCGTGAAGCGCAACGGCAGCAGCTTGGGGAACGTGGTCTCGGCCGAGATCACCTATTCCAACAACCTCGACCGGATCGAAACCATCCGCGGCGACGGTCGCATCGACGGCGCCGACCCCGCCATGGCCGCCCTGTCAGGCCGGATCGAGGTGCGGTTTTCCGACACGGCACTGATCACCCAAGCCATCGACGGCACGCCCTGCGAGCTGGAGTTCAACTACAGCCTCGGTGCCAACGCCAGTTTCACCTTCACGGCGCACGCCGTCTACCTGCCCCGCCCCCGCATCGAGATCGCCGGGCCCCAAGGGGTGCAGGCGACCTTCGACTGGATGGCGGCCAAAGCCACCAGTCCCGCCCGCATGTGCACCGTCGTCCTCGTCAACACCCTCGTAGGATATTGATCATGATCCGACTGAACCTGACCGCCACGCCCGAATGGCTGGACCTCGCCCCCGGCCTGCGCCTACTGGTCGGCCCCCTGACAACTGCGCTGATGGTGTCCGCCCGCGCTGATCCGGCAATCGAGGCCCTGCCGGAGGGAGCGACGCAGGAGGCGCTGGCCCTCGCGATGGCCAAGGCTGTCGCCCGCCGTGCTGTGCTGGATTGGGAGGGCGTCGGCGATGACGCGGGCAATATCGTGCCCGTCACCCCCGAAGGCATCGACGCCCTCTTGGAAATCTGGCCCGTCTTCGAGGCCTTCCAGACCATGTACGTCGCCAAGGGTCTGATCCTGGACGCCGAAAAAAACGTCTCCGCGCCCTCGCCGAGTGGTCCTTCGGCGGTGGCGACCGGTATTGCGCGGCCTGCCAAGTTGCCTGCCCCGACTGCCCCGCAAGCCTGAACAGGCTGCAAACGCCGGAAGGCTGGCAGGTCTGGGACCTGGTCGGTCGCCTTGGTGGCCAGCTGCGCGTGATCCCCGGCGCGGTCATCGGCTGGGACATGGGCGCGGCCCTCGCCCTCGCCCGCGCGCTGGGCATCGACACCATGATCGTCGCCGAACTGCTGCCGGAAATCGAGGCGGTGATGGTGCGCAAACTGAACGAACAGATGGAAGGAGGCCGCGATGGCTGAAAAACGTGTCAGCGTCCGCCTCGTCGCGGAAGGCGGCCGCCAGGTGCGCGCCGAGCTGGAAGGAATCGGCGATGCGGGCGCACGTGGCTTTGGGCGTCTCTCGACCGAGATGGAACTGGCCAACACCCGGCTGGCCAGCTTTGCCCGCAAGGCCGGGATCGCGCTGGCGGCGGTGACGGTTGCGGCGGCGGCGGCTGGCGTGGCGATGGTGCGGTCGGGACTGGAGACCATCGGCGCGCAGGCGGATATGGCCGCCTCGCTCCGGACCACCGTCGAAAGCCTGCAAGTGCTGACATGGGCTGGGGAGCTGGCCGGTGTCTCGATGGGCGAGATCGAACAGGCGACAAAGAAGCTGACCACGCGTTTGTCGGAAGCTGCCGCAGGATCCGGATCCGCTGTGGGGGCCTTGCAGCGTCTGAACCTGACGGCTTCTGAACTTCAGGCCCTGCCACTCGACCAGCGCATCGTCGCCATTCAGGAAGCCTTGAACCGGTTTGTGCCGGAGGCAGAGCGCGCCGCTGTCGCGTCCGACCTCTTCGGCGACAAGGCGGCGCTGGCGTTTCTGCGCATCGACCCGGCGACCTTGCGCGAGGCGGCGCAGGATGTAAGGGACTTCGGTGTGGCCGTCAGTGCGCCCGATGCGGCCCAGATCGAACGCACGGGCGATGCCATCGCCAAACTCAGCCTGATCTGGCTTGGCCTGACCAACCGGCTGACCGCAGCTGTCGCCCCAGCGCTGGAAACCATCGCCAACACATTGGCCGACATGGCGCGCAGCACTGGCCCCATCGGCATCGCGATCAACGCCCTTTTCGACAATATCGGGCGCCTCACCACCTACGCAGCAACCTTTGCCACGCTGATGGCAGGGCGCTGGGTGGCGGGATTGGCGGCTTCGGCCCTGTCCGTGCGCGGGCTTGCAACCGGCCTTGTCATCCTGCGCGGGGCGCTGATCCGCACTGGCATCGGTGCGCTGATCGTGGGTGCGGGCGAGCTGGTGTTCCAGTTCACGCGGCTGGTCGCGGGCGCGGGCGGGTTTGGGGCCGCCATTGGCCTTCTGAAGGATCTGGCGCTGGAGGTCTGGGACCGCATCGGCCTCGGGGCCGCCTCGGCTTGGTCGAGTATCGAGGCGAGCTGGGCGGGGCTGCAGGCCACGATCTATGGCGCGATGCAGTCATCGGTGGAGGCGGTGACCAGTTTCGGCAATTCGGCAGCGGGGATATTCAAGGGTGCATATGAGGCAGTGAAAGCGATCTGGGGCCAGCTGCCCGGTGCCATCGGCGACTTTGCCTTCCAAGCCGCCAACGGCTTGATCGGCGGTGTCGAGGCGATGCTGAACGGCGTGGTCACCCGGATCAACAATTTCATCAATGGCTTAAATGCAGCATTGGACCTGCTGCCCGATTGGGCAGTCGGTGAAGGCGGGGCGCGGATCGGCACGCTCGATCCAGTCGCGCTGGGCCGGATCGACAATCCGTTCGCCGGATCAGCGGCGGCCGCTGGGACCGCCGCCGCCGAAGCCTTCTCTGCCGCTATGGCGCAGACCTATGTGACGACGCCCGATTTGGGGCTGACCGGGATGGCGGAAGAAGCCACCGCCCGGGCAGAGGCGTATCGCGAGGCTTCCGGCATGCTGGCCGATGCAGCCGCGCGTCCCATGCAAAGCTGGCAGGCGCTGAAGGACGCAGTTGCCGGTGCCGGAACCGAGGGTGAAGCGGCGCTGGACGGGGCCGCAGACGCTGCAAACCGGCTGGACGAGTCAGTGACCGAGGCCGGGCGCGCCGCAGGTGGCGCTGGGGCGGCTGCTGCGGCCGGGGCCGAAGTGGCCAAGACCGGATGGGCGGCGGCTGTCGCCACGCTCGCTGACTATGCTGCCAAGGCCCGCGATATCGGCGGCGATGTCGGCAACGCGCTGGTCAGTGCCTTCACCTCGGCTGAAAACGCCTTCGGTGAGTTCGTCAAAACCGGCAAGCTGGATTTCCGTGACCTCGTCACCTCGATGATCGCCGATCTGGCCAAGCTGGCGGCGCGGCGCTTCATCCTCGGCCCCATCGCCAACGCGCTGTCGGGCGCGCTGGGCGGCGCGGGTGGCATCTTCGCCAACATCTTGCATGCCGGTGGCATGGTCGGATCACCGGGCCCGGGCCGGATGGTCCCCGCCATGGCCTTTGCAGGTGCCCCGCGCATGCATGCCGGTGGCTGGGCCGGGATCAAACCTGACGAGGTTCCAGCAATCCTACAGCGGGGCGAGCGGGTTCTGTCTCGGCGAGAGGCCGCAGGCTACGGCCAAGGGCAGTCCTCCGCGCCCGCCATCAATGTGAACATCAATGCCCGTGACGCCGAAAGCTTCCGGCAATCGCGCACACAGGTCGCAGCCGATATCGCCCGCGCAGTGTCGCTGGGTCGGAGGGGGATGTGATGGCGTTTCATGAAGTGCGCTTTCCCGACAACATCAGCCGCGGGGCGCGCGGCGGCCCGGAACGGCGCACGCAAATCGTGGAGCTTGCCAGCGGCGATGAGGAACGCAATGCCAGCTGGGCCAACTCGCGCCGCCGCTATGATGTCGCCTATGGCATCCGGCGCGCCGACGATCTAGCAGCGGTTGTGGCCTTCTTCGAGGCCCGCAACGGTCGCCTGCACGGGTTTCGCTACAAGGACTGGGCCGACTACAAATCCGCGCTGCCGTCGCAGGCGATCACCGCGACCGACCAGCAGATTGGCACCGGGACCGGCAGCCTGCAGAGCTTCCAACTCGCAAAACGCTACACCTCCGGCGCGCAAACGTGGGTGCGAACGATTGCGAAGCCCGTCGCCGGGACCGTCCGCGTGGCGCTGGGCATGGTGGAACAGCTGTCGGGCTGGACGCTGGATGCCAGCACCGGCGTCATCACCTTCACCACCGCGCCCACCAATGGCGTCATCGTGCGGGCGGGTTTCGAATTCGATGTGCCGGTGCGGTTCGACAGCGACACGCTCGACGTGACCCTTGATTTTGAGCGGCTGGGATCGATCACCTCCATCCCCCTTTTGGAGATCCGCAGATGAAAAACCTCTCCCCTGCACTCCAGGCCCATCTCGATGATGGCACGACCACCCTGTCCTGGTGCTGGCGGATCAGCCGCGCCGACGGCGTAGCGCTGGGCTTTACCGATCATGATCGCGCGCTGGTTTTCGATGGCACCGACTTCGAGCCGGAGAGCGGTTTTGCCGCCTCGGAAATCCGCACTGGCTCTGATCTGGCCGTAGATGCACAGGATGCCACCGGCGTGCTGACCTCCGACCGCATCACGGAAACCGACATTCTTGACGGGCGCTGGGACAACGCGGCGGTGGAGTTATGGCGGGTCAATTGGGCCGACACCGGCCAGCGCGTACTTTTGCGGCGGGGCGCAGTTGGACAAATCCGGCGCGGGAGCATGGAGTTTGTCGCCGAGGTGCGCAGCCTTGCGCATGTCCTTGGCCAGACCGTTGGACGGACGTTCCAGGCGGGATGCGACGCCCGCTTGGGTGATACGCGCTGCGGCATCGATCTTGAAAACGCCATCTACAAGGGCAGCGGTATCGTGACCGACCTCTTGCGCGACCGGGCGTTCATGGCTTCGGGATTGTCCGGGTTTGACCCGGGCTGGTTCACGTCAGGCACCCTCACCTGGACCAGCGGTGCCAATGCGGGTCGTATCACCGAGGTGCTGGCCCATGGCTTGGCCGATACGATCGTCACGCTCACACTTCTGGAAGCCCCGGTGCTTGCAATCGCCGAGGGCGACGGTTTCATCGCGCACGCGGGCTGCGACAAGCGGATCGCGACCTGCAGCGCAAAGTTCGCGAATGTTTTCAACTTCCGGGGTTTTCCCAACATCCCGGGTCAAGACGCGGTGCTGCGCTATGCCAGTCAGGACGGCGGGCACGAAGGAAATGTGCTATGA